ATGATATTTTTAGACGATCGAGATAAAATAAAAGATGCTTTAAACAGTGCAATATCTCTGCTAGACAAGCTAGATTATGATGATCAAGATTATTATAGCTTGGAAGATATAAAAGAATATTGCCTTAAAAATATTAAAAATAAAATTAACCGTGCAACGACTATATACACAATATACATTTATTATGTTTTATCAAATCCCGATATTTTTGTTAATAAATTTGCACAATAAATATTTTAAAGGAGCTTTGTAAAAGATGCTATGATTATTTCAATACCAAAATTTGATGAAATATTGAAATTACTAAAATTTGATGGCGATAAAAATGAAATATCACTTGAATATGTTGCAATATTATCAGATTTTCAAAATAAAACAGACTTATTTATAAAGTTGTTTAAGAAGGTTAGAAATAAAATAAGAGAATATAAAAAAGGTACAGATACTTTTTCACAATACGGTGAAAAAATAAGTAAAATGATACATGATGATGACCCCATTGCTGAAGAATTATATAATAGAGTTTATATTTCTATTTTAGTAATAATTATTTTTATTGTAGAAAAAATTTAAAAACGATGAGAAGATCAAATGACTAAAAAAGAAACAGTATTAAATATAATAAAAGCACAATTTAAATTAGTTAAAGAAATTGAGCAACTTGAGTACTTTACCATACAAATTAATTATTTTACACCATTTGCAACAAATCGTGATGAATTAACGATGGGAACATCAGAAGAAATATTTGAAAATTTAGATGACTCAATTAAATTTCTTGATAATTATAACGATAACTTAGAACTTATTATTGATGATTATAAAAAATCAAAATATCCACCAATTAACAACATAGTTACCAGTTGGAGCGAATTTACAATATATGCTATATGTCCTCTTTATTATTTTGAACCTGATAATCAAACATTACTAGTGTAAATTAATAAATGATATTGAGAATAGAAAATTATAAGACAAGCTATTAAATGGCTTGTCTTAAATTATTATAGGAGATAAAAATGAATTCTAAAAGTTTTAACGGACAAAATCTCAGAAATGCTAGACTATATCGAAGAATGACTCTAAATGAATTAGCATCTAAAATAAACATATCCAAACAATCAATATCTTTATATGAAAATGGAAGGACTATGCCTGATTTTGAAAAAATAATAAATATTTCATATGTATTAGATTTTCCATATGAATTCTTTTTACAAAAACACACATTTAACTATACACCTACAACAACATATTTTAAATCATTCTCTAGTGCTACCAAATTGAATAGAATATCACACTCTTTAAGATTAAACTATATGTCAAAAATCTATGGAGCTTTATCAGATTATGTTGATTTCCCAAGGCTAAATATACCTGCAATTGATTTCAACATTCCAGATTGTGCGTTTTATGAGGAAAATATGGTCGCCAGAGATCAAATAGAGCATGCCGCTGAATATTTAAGAACGTTTTGGGGAGTAGGTAACAAACCTTTGACTAATCTGAAGCATCTATTAGAAAAAAACGGAATAGTTATTACAAGTTTTAAAACCGATGATAATAAAATAGACGCTTTTAGTCAACGCTCAACTATAGGAAATGAAGAAATGTATTTTATAGTTTCTGCTCTCGGAAATAAATCGGAAGGTCGTGTGAATTTTGATTTATCGCACGAACTAGGTCATATATTATTGCATCCTTGGAGCGAGGATTTAGAATCAATACCTAAAGAAGATTTCAAGGCAAGAGAAAAACAGGCTAATATGTTTGCTAGTGCCTTCTTGTTACCGAAAGATAGTTTTTCGGAAAGAGTAAAATTATATCCTACCGATCTGCAATACTATAAGTTTCTTAAGAACGAATGGGGGGTCTCTATGCAGGCAATGATTTATAGATCTTACCAATTAAATATAATATCTTTTAGTCAATATCAATATTTGATTAAACAAATATCTAAAAACGGTTGGAAGACTAATGAGCCAGATGATTATATTTATAGACCAGCTACTAATATATTTCAGGATGCCATAGATTTATTAATATCTGAAAACGTATTGTCTGTTAAAGAAATAATTGATCTTATATATAGAAATGGTGTTATTATGAATATAAGCAATCTAGAAAATTTATTAAACCTAAAACACGGTACCTTAATTAATAACGAAAAAATAGACAATATAATTAAATTAAAATTTAATACGTAAATAACTTTTAAAAAATACTTTATTATCTTGATAAATATTATATTGTGTTACCATATATAGTAACACAATATAATGAATACACTTTATTTGTTATTTTTGATATTTTTCAAATTTAAAAGTTTTAAAACAAGCATTTACTATATCTTCACACGATAAATTATAGACTAAATGCATTTTATAAATAGTATTAGATGTTGGTTTAAGTTCAGATTTTTCATACCTTAATAAAGTGCTTCTTGCTATTTCTAGTTTTGTACAAGCTTCTTTAACATTTAATCCTACACATTCTCTTAATTCTTTTAGTGTTTTTTCTTCATAATTGGCTCCGTAATTTAAATTTTTATTTATACTTTTATTTTTACAAGCATAAATAATATCAGTATAAGTAACATTATAAACTACAGCCAATTTGTCAACTATAATAAAATTAAATGTTCTATCTCCACAACCAGATTCGTAGTCACTTAAAGTCATTTTTTTGATTTTTAATTTTATTGCAGCATCCTCAAGTGTCAATCCTTTTTTCTTTCTTAAATTTCTTAAACTCAAAAACATAATATTATCTCTTTTTTATTTTGCAGTTCCTTAACTACATTACTATTATAGCATATTGTAAGTATTTACGCAACACTTTTTTTGGAAAAATATTTAAAAAAGTTGTGTAATAATATAAATCCGCGATATAATTAATTGAATCTTTTTTTTATTTTTATTTTAGAATAGACCTAGATTTTTAAAATCTAGGTCTATTCTATTGAATAAACTAACCTACATACTTTTTTTTAAATTCTTCACTTTCTCCTCATCTTTTAAGCATATCTCCAAAACTAAGACCACTATTTAATTTATAGCCTCTTTTTATAACTTAATATGATTTAACATGTTAACAAAATTTAATAACACCAAGAAGAAAGTAAGGAGGAAATTAATATAAATGGATAAAAATTTTTATGTTGTTAAAAAAGGTTTTAAACCCGATATATATGATAACTGGGAAGATTGCCAAAAACAAATTAAAGGATTCAGCAATTCAGAATATTGTAAATTTAAAAATCGTGAGGATGCTGAAAAATTTTTAAATTCAGACACTATATCTTCGATAAATCATAAATCTATTATAACTTCAAATAATGACGCAACCGCATATATAACATCTAGTTATATTAATACCGATAAAGAAGGTGCATATGGCTCACTAATATTACATAATAATAATAAAGAAATTTTACAAGAAAAACTTGAAAATGATATTAATTGCGGCACAGATCTAGAAATTATAGCTGCACAAAAAACTATACAGTTTTGTATAGATAATAATATTAAAAACTTAACCTTGTTTTATAAATCAGACATAGTAGCCAAACTAGCAAATGGCGACATAAAGGCTAAAAGCGAAATAAATAAGGCTTATGTATCTTTTTGTTACAAAGTTAAACAAAAATTAAGCATAGAATTTAAAAAAAGTACACATGCTGAAAATAACTATATTAAAGAAATAAATCAAACTGTTAAGAACACACTGAAAAAAACTAATATAAAAGAAAATAAAAACAGCGTAACAGTCGATGGTATAAAAAATAAAGATCTTATAAATATATTTGAAATAATGAAAGAAAATCTCCCAGATTTATCTATAGAAAATGATTCTACAAAGTGCGATAAAATATTATACAGACTAGTTCTAAATGAAAATAAAAAACAAAAACTCACTGTCACTGAATACCAAAGAAAAAATAAAATTCTAATACAAGGTTCGATGAACGATATTTTCGCGGTATTAATAACATATATCAATGAATTATTGGAACCTGATAAAGTTCATGATTTCTTGGATGGAGTTACCAAATCTAATACAAATAAAACAACATTAGAAAATAATCTTAATTCTCTATTACCTAATATTGCACTCATAGAATTAGAAAAATTACATAATACTTTGATGCAAGCTGTTTATAACCTAAATTTAAAAGATGATTTTTATGAATGTTCGTTTTTAACATTCCCTGCCCTAAGAGGGATGGAAGGTTTCTTAAGATATATACTCTCTAAAAATGGAATATCAGTAGGAGATAAAAGGAAATTTTCCATGTTCAAAAAAATGAAGATTCTGGTAGTTATAGACTTAAACGGGAATATATCAAACCTGAACATACCAAAGAATTAATAGATTATTTTAGTGAACTGTATTCAATATATAATCATGAAAGACACTCCATTTTCCATTATACCATTGACCCCATAGATACAACTCGTACCATTGAAACACCTGAGGAAGCTCATGAGATAATAAGAAAATCTTTATACACAATAAATAAATATTTTTCTATAATAAAATTAATATGATAACTAAAAGGAGGCATAAAAATGGGTAAATTTATAATTGTAAATAATATTACGAGTAATTTTTGTGATGTATTACTTGTACTATCTAGTTCAATATGTCCGATTTCTCCATTAAAAGAAATAGAGGACACTATGCCTCCTTATTCTAATTGTAAGATAATAATTGATCAAATTTTACACATAGGCAATAATAGTGAACGCTTTATTTATCTTGAAATAAATCACGGTGAAGTATCAAAATCGTCCATTAAATTTATTCAAATACCTAAAAACGATAAAATAAGAGAACTTTCCAGAGATGTTATGATATCATATGATTTAATAGATTTTTCTATACTAACCACTATACAAAAAAATATGTTGAATAAAGGCATTGCTATATAATTATATAATATACTTTTCTCTAAACTCTTCGCTCTCTCCCATAGATTTAAGCATATCTCCAAAACTTAACCCACTATTTAATTTATCATTCCAATAATTGATTCCTTCGCTATCCCCTATTAATAGCTTTCTCTTCAGGCGTATTATTATTACTATTCCTTTGATTATAATTTAGGGGGAACCTATTTTTCGTTTGTACATATTTATCTATATTCTTCATTAAAATATTTCTCTAATGACTCCTTCGTAATTATGTTATTTACAGATTGATATGCTTCTATCCAAGGATCCTGATTATGTGTTATTTCAACCAAGTCACTTGCTGTAAAACCCGAAAACTCATCTATAATAATATTTATATGAGTACGATGCTTTTTACTAATTTTATTCTCATCGTATCCATCGAAACTAATATAATCAGGAAAAATACTCATTCCTCCACAATGCCTATATTCATAATAAGCTCTAGGTACAACTGGTCCAAATTCCCATGCCTCAATTTCATCATCAAAACACGGCTTTTTTTCTTCGCAAAGGAATATCGCTTGTATAAAATAAAGTAATTTCTGTAACTTTAAATTAGATATAGCATAATTTTTTATATTACAATAAACTATCATGTACCTACAAATATCAATAACATCATACACAAACAAACTCCCCTTTCAAATTAAATAACCTCGACTTATAATAATAAATTTATCGAATATAGTCAAAGTTTAAATATAAATTAATATATTTAGTATATTATATATATTAATTTATGTATACAATTAACCTTTTAACCTTCGATTTATTAATTTTTACAATAATATATATTAAGATATCCTTAAATACTTTTCTCTAAACTCTTCACTTCAAATACTTAACTAACATAAGTGAGTTTTTATAGGTTTTATTAAAATCTCCATCGCTATTGATACACATTTCTATTCCAATACTATTTTCATTTGTTATGCCATACTTTCCTTTTCCATCCCCACAATGCCAACTTTTATCATCATCTCTTATAATTCTTAATATCTGTTTATCATCAACAAAATAATGTGCTGATGCTCCTCTATCTGCTCCAAATCATTAATTGAAAATTTTATAGCACTTAGTCTAATTTAATATATCTTTATATAACAATATAACTAATGTGTAAAGGTAACTATTTAATTTATTGACTCTTTTTATAACTTAATATGATTTAAAATAATTTGTTGGTTGTCAACATTCGGTAGGATTTTGATTTAAGATCGGTAGGTAAATAAAAAACCTCAAGACCTATATATTTGCCTATCATATATACAGTTTTATATAAGTACATAACCATATATTGTCTGTAAAAGGAAACGATACTTAATAATCAAATTCTATAATCATAATAAAATATACGCAGAAGTTATTGACTTTTTATAACTCATAAGTTATAATAATAGTAGGAAGAGAGGTTTGGAAATGCCAGAAATTACTAGATTTTATGGAATTATAATTAAAATATATTTTTCAAAAGAACATAATCCTCCACATTTTCACGCGATTTATGGGAATTATACTGCGAGTTTTAGAATTGATACACTCGAAATGTTAGAAGGAGACCTACCAAATACAGCTGTAAAATTTGTAAAGCAATGGGCTAAAAAATATAACAGCGATATCATGGAAATGTGGAATACCAAAATATTAAAAAAGCTTCCGCCATTAAGATAATGGCGGAAAGCTTAAATAAAAATTTAAGGACGGAAATACTATGAATTTATCAATTAAAATTAAAAATGTAGAACCTCTTGAAAACTTTATGCTGTCTGTCACTTTTACAAATGGTGTTGAAAAAATTTATGACGTAAAAAACCTTTTTGAAAAGCTACCTCAAATGTTTAAACCTATACAAGATAATCCATCGCTATTTAAAAATGTATGTGTTGATTCTGGCGGTATCGGAATATCCTGGAATGAAAATATAGATATTTCAGAATATGAACTCTGGGAAAATGGAATATTAAAATAACTTGCTAATGATTGAAGAAAAGATAAAAGAAATTGTATCCGAAATAATAAGACTTAGACGGGAAAATGGACTCACACAGAAACAACTTGAAGAGTTAAGCAACATAAAACAACCAATTATAGCGAGGATGGAAAAAGGAACAAATATACCGCAACTCAACACTATTTTAAAATTACTAAAACCTTTGGGGAAAACAATTGCAATAGTTCCTCTTGAAAAAACAAAACCAACTAAACCGAGGTGAATTAAATGGGAGAAATTACTAAATTTTATGGCATTACTGTTAAAATATTTTTCACTGGCTATAACCCTCCTCACTTCCAGGCTTTATATGACGATACATTAGGTATTTTTAAAATTGACACACTCGAAATGGTGGAAGGTGATTTAACAGACATAGCTCAATCACTTGTAAAAGAGTGGGCGGAAAAATATAAAACTGACCTGATGGAAATGTGGAATTCTAAAACATTAAAAAAACTTCCACCTTTAGAATAACTAAAAAGAGACATAAAATATGTTAAATAAAAGTATGCTATAATTATATAGCATACTTTTCTCTAAACTCCTCGCTCTCGCCCCATTTTTTAAGTAAATCTCCAAAGCTAAGTCCAGTATTCAATTGCTCATTCCAATATTTCAAACCTTCATCATCTGGCTCTCTTTGTAAAACATTTTTATACAATAATGTTATGGAAGGTGTGTAATCTTTGTGATTTTTCGCATCTAATCTCAATAAATCACTTTTAAATTTGTTCCACATCTCCCAGTTATCTTGTTTCCATGTATCTGGACAACTCTTTCTGCTTGCGTCATAATGCCTAACTACTTTATCAATTGATATATTATATTTATTCATTAGATACTTAACTAAATCTAGTGTGTTTTGATAGGTTTTATTAAAATCTCCATCGCTATTGATACACATTTCAATTCCAATACTATTTTCATTTGTTATGCCATACTTTCCTTTTCCATCTCCACAATGCCAACTTTTATCATCATCTCTTATAATTCTTAATATCTGTTTATCATCAACAAAATAATGTGCTGATGCTCCTCTATCTGCTCTATCATGTAATTTAAAATGTGCCTCAGCATCAGCTCCTCTATCTGGATTACCTGTATCATGGACTGTTATGTATTTTATTTTTTCTCCTTTACGACTCGAAAAATTATACTTTACTAGCTTTTCATTTATTTTTATCATTGACTGTAACTCCTTTATATTATATAATTCAGTAATAATTTGTATTTTTTTTACTTAATGACATAGTTAGAGAGGTATGTGAGTAATCACATACCTCTCTTCTTATTTTTTATTTTTAAAGATCTTTAAAGCCTGAGATACCATATGGGTTATGTCTAATCCCATTAGCTTACTATTTTCTAGGATCGATATAATCTCGTTGAGTACAAAAGCTATAACAATGATATCTTTTATATACTTAACATGCAGTCCCATACCTATTAGAAAGTTTTCGACTATCACTGCCACCCCAACAAGTAATAACATATTAATCTTTTTAACTAGTCCCTTATACCCTATATGACTTGATAACCCTCCGTCACCATGCTTAGATTTATCGCTTATCGCAAGAGATAACCCCAAAACATAATCGACGCACATAACAAGTATTAATGTCCTTATCGCAAAATCTATTCCAATCCAAAGACTTAACCCTGTCGCAAAAACTAATATTAAAATTAGTAATCCAATTTTTACAAATCTACTATTCTTCATTTGTCCCCCCCCTTACATAATTTTCTATTTTTTTGTCTAATCTCCGAAAAAACCACCTCACCATTTAACCTGTAAGCCTATTGTTTTAATATTTTAATGTAATAACACTACTGCAATAAAAATCCTCTTAAAATGCCTATAAACGCATAATAAGAGGATTTGCCATATATAATAAAAATTAGCTGCAATTTAAGCTAATAATATAACAATACAAACTTTTATTTGTCCTGTAGAGCTAGTATTTATCGTCATAGTAAATTGCTGACTTGCATTATAATATCCATCATTATAATTGAAACTGAACATTGAGTTTTCGGTTGTATAAATAGATTTTTTAAATACAATATTAGCTGATTGTGCTAAACTTAAAGTTAAATCACTCCTCTTTGTTAGATAAGTACTATCCCATACAACCGTGTTTTTACCCCCTCCAGAATTCCAAAAGTTTGCCCACAAGGCACCGAGAACACGCCCTGAATCCATTGAGCCAGTGACACCAAATATATTAACTCCTTTTTTGATATTCTCGGGCGATAGATTACCTTTTGGAAAAGATAATCTAGCATTATTATAATACCCGTTACTAATTGTCGGAGTAATCAAATTATTCCCACTTATTGTCGGAGCGGATATACTCCTATCACCTGAGTAAGTACTAATATTACCTGTTATTTTGCTGCCTCTTGCATAAGCAGTTTTACCCGATAATATATCTGAGGCTACTGCATTAGCATCATTTGTATATGTACCTCTAACACCGTAAATATCAATCCCAGCCTTTATAGACTCAGGATAAAGATTGTGTCCAAAAGATACTGTAGCGTTTTTATACAAACCATCTGGGATGGTAGGACTCTGTAGCCTACTGTTGATTATTGATGGGTTGCTTAACTGTATATCTCCTGTATTTGCAATCATCGATCCAGTAATTTTTTGTCCATTAGCGTAAGCTGTTTTACCTGGCATAATATCATCGCTCGTTGCTGTCGCATCATCTGTATAAGATCCAACAATCCTATCAATCTCTTGATCATCTCGTGTTATGACAACTGTTACCCCTGCTCTTAAGGTGTCAGCTGTCAATCCGGTGACCGATATATCACCAGTCCCCTCGATCTCCATATCAGCCCAGCCTGTACCAGTCTTATACTGGAGTTTTTTTCGGTCTACCACATATCTAAAATCATGTACTCCACTATCATTGAGGATTGACAAAAGTTTATGATTGTTAATTTCGGATTCTGCGGCCTGCCCTGTTGGTATATCTATCCACGCTCCATTTTTATTGTATTTTAACTTAGCTTGGGTCTCATCAAACTTTAATCCATGTTCTCCATTTGCACCTAAAATATCATTTGTTATGTGCTCGCTTATATCAGATTGTATTCCATTAATATAATCCATAATCTCGTCTGATAGCATTGATAATCTTATAGATGCATCAGGTATATCTACCTTGCTAAATACAATCTCAACATTTGCAGCATTTCCTACCGCAACTACAAATTGTATGGTTTGGCTAAATGTTTGACCTCCTTCATTCGGTGTTAAGTAATCAAATTTATCACCAGCATTAAGATAAGCATAAAGTATTTCCTCTCCATCGATTTCAGCAAAAATACCGACTTCACGGAACTTAAAAGCATCCGTTACATGATCGGTATTTATATTAATATCTATAATTGCTTGCTTACCATCACCTCGTACACCTACTATATCAGCATCGCTTTTGTAGTTAATAAGCTCATCCAAATTAGCAAGATTATCTGGATCTATTACCTCACCATCACCTATTTGAGCTTTAGTAAATCTCATTTGTTTACCTGCTACCACGTGACTTACAAACTCGTAACTCTTAGTAGTCAATACCACATACTCAAAAAATAAGTTCTTATTTTGCACTATTGACCTCCTGTGTATAGAGCACCATATACCCAATCACTGCCGTTATGCTCAAAAATAAAATTATACTTACCCGCATCGCCTTGATACCCACTACCAAAATAGTACTCAGTGCCAAAATCAATATTAACTCCATCTGATACATCAGCTTGTACTAAAATCTGACTGAAGGTACTATCATCTATAGTAGGTAAAATAATATTAGTATCGCTACTAATATTAGTCCTATATATTTTATTAGTCTCCAGCGTAATATTACCATCAACCGCTGTTATCTCTATTACATCGGATGCTCTCTCTAGTCTATCAACTTTTGTTTGTATTCCATCTATTAAGTCAACCTTACTTTTATACTCAGTTGTAAAATCATTAGATGATAAACTTTTACCGTTAACTTTATCTACCTTAGTATCTAAAGTAGTATTTAAAGCATCTATACTCTCTACTTTTTGCTTTAACTCATTAGTAAAATTATTATCAGATAAAACCTTATTGCCGTCCTTATCAACTTTAGTGTCCAGTGTCGATTGGATTGTTGTTATGTCTGTTGTCACATTTGCAATCGAGTCAACTTTGACCTTATATTCGTCGGTAAAATCATTAGATGAGAGACCTTTACCATCCTCTTTGTCGACTTTATCTTCCGTCGATGTTGATATCGTATCCTCTAAATTATCAAGCTTAGTTTTATAAGCGTCTGTAAAATCATTACTGGACAGTCCTTTATTCCCATCCCTACTCACTTTTTGAGTATCTAAAGTCTCCAATTGATCCTCAATCTTATTAAGTTTTGCAGCGTCAACTATAGTAACATTATCAATCCGCTCAGTTTTTGTATAACTCATTTTCTCACTCCCCAACTTTATATTCATTCACACGGAATTTATTTACGACAGATCTATGTATTGTAATATCAATACCATAATCTTTGGCATCTGCTAACACCTCTTGCATTATCTGTTCGTAGGTTAAAGCCTTGTTCCATACTCGTAGATCATAATGTGTTACATTATCCTCAGATCTATTAGCGGATAATCGCCTATTAAAAGCATGAGTGTCTATATTAGCATGTCCATTACCGTTAAACCCTTTTTTATCATCAGGTTGTATAAGTTCATGTGTTTGATTACCATTTACATATATCTTCACAGGCTCTGTTTTTGACACGACTACAATTAAGTTATAAATTTTATCAACATCAGTTACAAAACCAGGTGGACCACCTACTATTGATACTATAGCTTTGTTATCATTGTTGATACCCCACAAATAGGTTTCACGTGCTCTATCTCCAGATCCGTTCTCAATCCGCATACCTACTGTAGAGCGTCCCCAAGCTAAATTCAAAAACCCTCTCCAATCAGCTTTAGCATGTATCTTAAAAGTATAACACATTGTAAATTCTTGCCAGCCACTCATGTCATAGTTAAACATACCATATGTACCAGGTACAGTTTTTATACCATTATCTACTACCTCTGGATCTCCAGTCCAAGACACAGATATGCCGCCGCGTGGAAATTGGTCTAAATTCTCTATGTTTTTGCCCCGGAAAAATAATTTAGGTCTCATGCGTAGATTATCACTTAATAATCTAAAACTATGTATTATCATTTATCTCACCTACCTTCATTGCCCCACACACAAAACGTCCTAAAATAGCTTTATAATTTATTGGATTAATTTGCACTTTAATTTTTTTACATCTCTTAATGCCAATACCAATAAAAAAAGAAGACTCACACGAATCTTCCATATAAGGCTTTACGTTAACGCTAAAATTTTTAATCCTGTTAATACCGATACCGAAGTATGTATTGGTATTAATATTGTGTTTGATACACACACCATCTAACCAAGTATCAGCACTCTTAACCCATGATAATGATGATAAAAATCTACCATAAGCCTCTAAAAAAGCTTTATCAAAAACTACATCATTAATAGTTATTTTAAACCTATGATGAGATCCACCATAATCATACCAATTGTCTATAGATCCAGCGGATCCCCAATAATCATGTATGAGCTGTAATATTGCACTTTCAGTCCCTAGGTTTTTGTATGTAGATCTGTAATTTTTTATTATATTAGCTTTATGCTTTATCGGCAGAGCGGAATCATACCATACAATTGACCTATCTTTAGCTATCTCATCAAGTACCCTATCATCAAACTGATCTAAATTATGCATTAAAAATAATCCATTATATACGTCATCTATCTCTTTTATATACTGATCTATAACCTCAGATAAACATCTACTAAAATCATCTTCTCGCAAGAGCTTAGGTAATAATTTATATAATCCTATCACACTAACCCTCCATATTTTATGGTTTTATCTCCCATAACTAACACCTTACCCACATTTTCCTTTGTAAATTCAGGCTCTTTTATATTAACTATATAGGCTCCTGCATTTAATATTCTTTTTTTTAAGTCATCAGGATTCAAATAAAGGTTTATATTCATTTTTTGGTACATTATAAATTCATCAATTGCTGTATTTACTTTATCTTGTATCTCTTTTTCATACATTTTGTCTGTATCTTTTATATAATAATCAAGATTGATGTTAAAGCTATAAGTGTCAGGTATAACAACCCTCAATGTAGTTGTATTAGGATAATTTTTAGTTTTATCAAACATATCCTTAATCCTATTAATATTGACTTCTGTCGGCAACTCTCCCGTTTTAAGTACTGGTTTTATCTCGACAACCCCAGGTTCGGGTGTAGTTATTAATACATCTGATATATCTGCATCAGATTTAAGTGCCCAATACTTATAAGCCAGTACCGGTCCTGCGGTTGAATATTGAGCCTCTGCTATCTTTAAGCGAGCTCTATATGATTCGTCATCTTCAACATCGCTCCCCCCAGAGCTCTTATTAATATTAGATACTGAATCCAAATAAGGTAAAACATCGACAAATCTATTAATTAAACCAATATCTATATTATTGTATAATGTCCCAGGTAAAGATGCTCTACACTTAACTACTCCTTCTGTTTCATTACTTTGTATTATTAAATCATCTATAGTCTCAAACATCTGGTTATCCATCGTACTAACCCTAGTACCTTTAGGTATCTTATAATCTATGTTTTGAGATTTTGATAATATAAATTTACAGTCAACTTCTGAATAATTAGCATCAAGTCTTGGAGTATTTAAATCAATACCTTTTTGGTTAAGTGCAATCCCATAAGCTTCACTTAAAAAATTTTGATTAAACGCAAGATTCGCTCTCACTCTCTCTAGAGATATGATATAAGCGAGGGTAGAAATAAAAATATATCTTTGATCCCCCTCATATATCTTAACCTTGTATTTATCCTCCATTATAGATAGCATCTCTTTTAGTATCTTATCAGGATTAGTATCAAGCAACTGTAGCATATCAATCTCTCCCTATAATCTCTACGTTTATCTTGTAATCTCCTAGTCCATCTTCTTCAAGCGACAAACCTTTAAGTTTCGCTCTGGGTTCATATATATCAATATTACGATCTATCTCACTTAAGAGTAATAATTCAGCTTCTTCTTTACGTTTATCTAAGTATTCTCTCGATACTCCTATCTGTCTATTAAGAGGTATATCAAACATTCCCACGCTTATTAAATTACGTGCATTTTGTATAATCTGATCCTTATCTGCTATCTCCCAATTAATGCCCATATAATCACTCCTTTAACTTTGTTGATGCATCAGATTTATCATTAGATACTTTTTTACTTTTGCTATTATCTTGACCTGCAAACTCTTTAAAATCTACATTAATGGTAGCTGATATAATCGTTTTAGCATCACTGATCATATCACTCACACTGACTCCAATTACTATCCAATTACCACCATATTTTTTATTAGCTATATACAAACTATCCCTAACTCCAATCTCTGCATAACTTTTCCAGTCATTTATCTCAGCTTCTACGTCTACTCCAAGCTCTGCTATTAAATCAATTGTTAAAGATAAATCCTGTAATGATGCACCCTTTATATACATCTTAGACTTACTACCTTCCACCTCTTTTTCCTCATAGCTGAGTTTTACGCTGTTTGTGAATGAATTAAAAGTATATATTTGCTCATTAGATACAGTAAATATCTTATCTTTAAACTTACCTATCATTTATCTTACCAAGCACCACACCATCTCGGATTTCGGCTCCTGTAAAACCTACTACAACAGTATCACCCACCATAAGTTCTATTAAAGGCTGAACAACAACAGAGGGGAGGGGTGGAGATACTATATTGTTACGCTCAGGAAATACTACCCTTATTTTTGATCCCTCAAATGAGCTTATCTTACCCTTTATAACCATTACATAACCCTCCTTAATGCTAAATCCATAAAAAAATTGTTATCTAAATGTACTCTATTTTCTTCAATAAAATATTTACCATCATACTCATCAAATCCACTAATATTAACCGTATTCCCTGCCGCTATTGATGCATCTCCATCAATCTTAAGTATAATATTTTGATAATCTTGATTGATTTTATATAGTAAATTCTTAGCAAACCTCTGTCCCTCACCAAGGGAGCTTATGTATATATCACCTTCATACAGCTCCTTAGTCCCTCCTACAATATCCTCTGATACTTCCTCCACTTTGCCATAAGAGCTATTAATAACTAATTTTGAGTATTTATTATTTTGCTTAGTATTAACATTATAATTACCTAATATTTCATCTCGTTTAATTGTCTTGATCGGAGATTTAGACTCAAATATCTTATCGTTAAAGAGTATAATCCTTTTGTCAAATATCTTAATCGAATATCCTTCTCTCTCAGCTAGTTTGCCTAAAAGTGAGAAATCACCTGCGTGTTGCTCAACTCTACTATATACATAATTTATGGTGTCATAAGAATAATAAGTAAAACCATACCGTGAAGCTATATCATTAAAAATAGTATCTAAGGTCACATTTTCCCACACCCTTGTGGTATTAGTTTTAGACTTGAGATTTATAGACTTAGCTAAGATTTTAAATCCTCCTGGAGTAACCTTAAAATCATCAACAAACATAATCTTGGTACTGTACTCACCCTTATCACTTATATATATAACTTCAATCTCCTGGTCTATTTTAAGACCCCATTTTTCCCAGTCCTTGTCAATATTACTTAGATTAATTTCCAAGAGATCAACCTTACCTCTTGCATAATCTACATAGTCTACATCTCTTATTAATAAACTATCTGTTACATCTACATTATCAATAAGTACTTTAATCAAGTCTATCTCCTCCATGGCGGTAATGTGCTTGTATAATCTTTTTTAAGCTCTGGTATCTTGATTTGTATATCACAATCGATAAAACCATCTATATTCAGTTCTCTGTTAGCATAAATAAGACTATCCATATACTTTTCATCCTCATAAAATCTTAAGGATATTAAATCCCATGTATCATACTTACTTGTTGTATATGTATCTGTAATTTTAAATGTAGTATCTATAAGCTTAATATCTAAAGTTACATTATTAATATCCAAGACTTGCCCTCGCTTTCTCAATCTCAATCTCTGTTAAGAGCTCTCTAAGTTTATCTTTCAAATTATTTGCAGTTGATTCCAGGACCTTTTGTATATTATCATCTCCACCATTAACAGTAACATTAAAAGATAGATTTATATTATTGCTACTAGTGCTATTATTATATCCACCTGGTACTCCTCCACCAGTCGTATCCATACCTAATATACTGGCAGCTTGTCTTACTAAATCTTCCGACCTTTTATTGCCTGGTCTAAGTGGTATTGCTATCTCTGGTCCATCCTCACCAAATATAGATGGCTTATTAGCTATCCCACCTTTAGCGTACATTTTTACTCCATTATTATTGTTACCAACTGATACATTAACAGATCTATTGTTAAGATCATTAATTTTAGCATTAACCCCATTGATAGCATTATTAATATTAGATGCTGCTTGACTTGCAAAATAATCAAAATTATATGTAGCTCCTGTTAGTCCCTGAGTAGCTAATGTACTCTGCTGAGTCTTTAGCATATTATCTTCAACCGCCATAGCATCCATTTCATTGCTTTGTTTATGTGCATCAACGCTCTGAATACTATTATCAATGCTCATTTTATGTTCTTGTAATTTAGTATTGTATTTAGTGTAATCATCACCTAATATTTGTTCTTGTTGCTCACCTGTACCATACTGATTAACAATTGACCTTTTATCTCTTTCAGCGTCAAATCCAAGTGTTGTAAAAAATCTAGTAATACTATTTTCAAGCTCTCCCGTATTAATATTAATGTAATCCATAACCTTACCATAGGTTTCGTACATTTTAACAAGCTCTTCTCCCCGCAACCTCTCAATTTCAGCTAAATCTTGTGTATATTGAGATTCCAAGATACTTAATCTGTTTTCATACTCTTGTTTAGTTATCTTTTCATTATCTAAATCAAAAGTTAACATCTTTTTTTCTTCAACATTGTTAGTCTTCAGCAATTCTTTTTGACTTTCTACGGCTGCATTAAGTTCTTTTATAACAGGTACTAAATCTTCAGCTTTTGTATTTTTAACATCACTTTTTAAGGCAATGTATGCATCTATCTCATCAAGTGTAATCCCACTACTCTGCATATTAATTTTACTTATATTACGCATAAGATTATTAATCTCATTCTGCTCATCTTTTGTAAAACTTCTATTATCTTTTTGTGCCGCATTAGATATTTCAATAATCATCTGATTATTTTTCTCAACTTCATCTTTTCTGTTTTGGTTCTTATTTTTAACCTTATCAATTTCTTCATCTGTATATCCACGTTTTTTCGCTAGTTCTATATCCTCTTCTAATTTTTTATCCAAATTATTCTTAACTTCATCTACTATTAATTGTACTTCCCCTAAAAAAGTTGCTTGAGCTTCTGGAGTTATCTTAACTTCTGTGGCTGTTAATGCTCCTAATTTATTTTTAACGCTATCGATTTTACCTTCAATCTCTGCAAATTCTTTTCCGCCCTCCCCTAAAGACTCTCCAAGATAATCAAAAGATTTAACCATTTTATTTGTTTCTTTGTTAACTAAAGCTACTGCTAATCCAGCAGCTACCGCTCCTACGGCAAGTCCTCCAGATGCTAATAATCCTGTCTTTGTTAGTAATGGAGCTAACGATCTCAAACTTTTAGTCAATATGTTAGATGATTTACTAATCATAGATATACTACTACCAGCATCTTTAGCTATTTTAATACTACTAACCATACTCCTAATCTTAGATAAATATTTTAAACTCGACCCAAAAACCTTAAAAGATGGTCCTGCTAGTGCTGCTGCTCCAACTATACCCATCAATAACTGCTGAGTTTGTGGACTTAAATTATTAAATCTATCAAGCATACTATTAACCATCTCAAGACCTTGACTCAATATGGGTAAAAGATTTTCGCCCAATTTAGTAAGTGTGTTTTGTAACTTAACCCAAGTCTTTTGGATTTCATTTGCTTTAGAGCTATCCATCTCATTAAATGCATTATTTAAAGCTTCCGTGTTACTCTCCATCTCCTGCATTGTGCGATTAAATAAATCTGCTCCCTGTTCAGATCCCAAAATAAGCATAGCGTTTAATCCTTCTACGGATCCAAATAAATTTGCAAATCCTGCTATAGGACTATCAGCCGCAGTAGCTAGCATTTCTAAATCCGCTTTTTGTTTAGCTACTAAACCCTTAAGCTCTTTATATCTTGCTTTCCCTTCTTTGCTCTCACTATTTTCAAGGTATGACATTTCATTAAGGGTTGATTCATGTGCTTTTACAAGTTTTGCATACTCAGGAACTGCACTTTTAATAGCATCTTGTATATATGATGCAAACCCCATTAATCCTTTATCGCCTAAAGTTTTAGCATCAAAACTAATCCCTAAAGCTTTAGCTGCATTTTCTGCCTCTTTAGTAGGCTTAATAATATTAGATAAAGCTGCTTTAAGAGCTGATACACCCTCAGATGTTGCTATACCATTAGCAGTTAAAACAGCGAGACTCGAAAATAACTCATTAGTACCTAAATTTAATTGATTAAAAATAGGTGGTACTTTGGATACAGTTGTTGCAAGCTCTCCAAATGTTGTTTTACCCATATTCTGGGCAACAAGCATTTGATTAGCTATTTCGTTGGAGCTATCTGCTGCAAGTCCGTAGGAATTAAGTATGTTAGTGATCCCATCAATAGCAGTTGTCATATCGGTAAAACCACCCTTTGATGCCTTAGCCCCAACTTCCAAAACCTTAAATATATCATCCTCTTTAACACCTGCGGATAGTGCTTGATATATACTCTCTGTTACATCTTTATTGGCTATTCCAAACTCAGAAGAAAACTCTAAAGCCTTTTGCTTTAATCCTTTAAATTCCTCCCCTGTTTTATAAAGCATGGTATTTACTTTCCTCATGCCTGCATCAAAATCAATCGCAAACTTACCAGCCATAGTTGCTGCAGCAGATATCGGAGCTGTAACACCGAGAGTTAATTTATTTCCGATCGAATTAAATTTATCTCCACATTTTTTTAAAGATCCAAATTTTTGCTCAATCTTATCAAATCCACTATTTAATTTTTTGATTGCTGCATTAAAAGTAGAATCTAATTTACCAGCAAAATTAAATAAAGTCTCATATACCTTTCTGCTTGCTATTTTTAATCACCTCCAGTCTTGCTGATGCTATATCGGTAAATATTAAAAAATCCTCTAAAGGTAAATCCATAAGCTTTAGAGGATCGGTATGTAGTATGTTAGCTACATTAATTATTAATTTTAGTCTTTTTTTTTACTAATAATCTCTTTAGGTATAAAAAAGTTATCAATTATCTTAACTATACGTCTTTTATCTTTGCCTTTAATACGTAAAAACTCAACAAAACTAAGGTTTTTGTTGAATTTACAAGAGGATATAAAAAAAGCACATAACTTATATATAAGCTGTGACTCTGGTATCAAATATTCAACGTTATTATCTTGCATTAAATTAAAATATATCTTTTCAATGCTATTAAAATCTTTAATAGTAAGATCATATAAATCATATTCAAGGCATTTAATATACTTATCTCTGTTATCTTTAATCGGTTTATTAAGATTTAATATCATATATTATCACCACTTATACTATCGATCGTTTTAATGCTCTGTTCTAAAAATATATTTAAATAAAGAGATTTTATAGTAAATAAAAGATTTCGGGCATCCTCACCTTTTATATTTTCGATGTCTTTAGATGTTATTAAAAGCTTAGGATATTGTTTTTTAAGTATTACTTCCAGTACTGATGCGTGATAACAATTAGTATACTCACGCTGTACAACTGGTACAACATTACCATCGATAATCTTAGTATATCTCTTCTCGACCTCTATTAAATCACTTATAGTTAATTCATCTAGATCTATATTGATCTCCCCAATTTCTTCCACGCCAGTTGTAGTATGTATTATCAAAGGAGTACTAAATTTATAATTAAATATCATAACCCCACCTACATCTGATTAATGTAATTACGTGTTTGTTCTGCGTAATCAGTCCCGTTAATCCTATAAATATATTTTATTTTATCTATATTAATAAGCTCCTTACCATGTCCATCTACCTGCTTATAAGACAAAACTTCAAAAGTAGCACTAGCTGACATATTCTCACCATTTGTAATAGTTCCTATTTTATGACTTTTAGATCTAACTTGCATAAATAATTTATTACCATCCGCAGCAACTACACCATCGTCGCCAACAACATCTTTGACAAATGCCATCTTAATATCGTGCACATTTGGAGCTAACAAATGTATATTATTTTCTGTTGAGCTCCTGTATTCTATCGTTAGCGTTAACCCCTCAATTTTAGTAAAAGATGGCATATCTATTGTACCCATGATGCCTGATCCTTTAACTTCATAAGTTCCGTTTGTAATCTCTGGCAATTCAATAGACGTGACATCTTCTATATCTACATCATTAATCCTTATCTTATTAGCAATAACATCTCCACTTATTTTCATACTTACTCTCCACCCTCAAATAATAAATTGATGCCTTTAGGAGTCCATCTAAGTAGAGCAGTTATACTCTTAACCACAAGTCCACCAGTCACATCAATATTAAATTTAAAATCTCCTTGCAGCATATCAGATGCAGGATTTTCATCATATAAAAACTCAATAGTTCCGTATAATAGTTTACCTTGACTAACGTATAAATCTAAAACATCACGCTGAAAATCGTTAATAATAGACTCAATAATCCCTTTATTAAGACCTTTATCAATCTTATCCCAAAATTTACGCTGAAAAACATTACCCAAGTGCCTTACAACCCTTACACTTGACTCATACATATCTCGTGGATCCATGCTATCACTAGTATCATAAGTATAAGCTGATGTATGTACTCCCCAAGTTCTCCACGATCCCTCAAATTTAATTGCAGTAGATATACCTACAGAATTTAACTTTTTAGCATCAATCTCATCGATATCTATATCCTTACTATTATCTAACACAAGCTTTTGTATATTTATTACCCGGTTTGATGGAGGATCATTCGGAAATTTATTTGCCTTATCTACCTTTTGAGCAACAACTGACCTTAAAACGCTTAAATGATAAATTTTTCCCTTATTATATGCTTTAGGATAATTGGTTACTTCGACTGGAGATGTGTACCCTCTATCAGTTTTACATTTAATAGCCTTATCAACTGTATTAATACTATCATCACAAGGTAAATCAGTATACGCAAAAGCATTCCAATGATTGTTTATGTTATTAGCTGCATAAATCATCTCATCATGCACTCTTTGTAAGTGAGAGTAGCCTGGACAAAGTAATAAACCTGGTATCATATTAAGTTTAGAGTACACATAAGGTAATGCTTTGATACCACTTCTTTTGCCATCTAATGCTATCTTACCTATTATTGTATCCTCGTTAACACCTGATAGATCAATCTCTTTGTATCTAACCTCTTCATCACCATCTAAGGTTGAGGATAAATCAGTTATTACTACAGTTTGTCCATCTTGACTATACTCAACTTTAAAATCTTCATCGATAATTAGGTCACTTATAGTTATTGTATTCCTTATAATGTCTCCTCCACTAAGTTTACCTACACCATTAACAAAATTAACATTAATTGCCTTCTCGATTGTCTGATTAGTGCTAGGATCTAGCACATTTATAAGTACAATCGGACCGACAACATCAAAATCATTTTTAAAATGTGCGTATATCGGTTCACACAGCGTATATTTCCAATCATCGCTATACCCAGTTTTATAAACATCATCAAAACTATTAACTACTATGGGATTATTAATTCTATCTGTATAATCTTGTAATTGATGTACTGGCAATAACCCAATATACACTGGTATAGTTACGTTGTTATAATCCTTACTTATAGTCTCACTTGATACTATATTTACATTTATCCCTCTTTTGTAACTCATATTTACCTCCTTATAAATCTAAAAAATCTTGTATCTCTTTATCAGTTGGTTGAGGGTATGCTAACCCTGACATTTTAAATAGTATTACAGCCCCATAATAAGGTGGTTCAACCCCCTCGATTAATTTTATGGTCATATCAGGCTTTATAAGCTTACCTACATCCCTGTTTATTATTAATTCTCGTCTTATTTTAGTAACAAAATTAAAAAGAGTTACATATCCATCTCCTTTGTTTGGATAGTAACTCCTCAGTCCGTTATTGTGTAGTACATTAATACCATTATCAAACACAAATACATATAACTGTATACTATATAACTCAGTCTGTCTATTATCTATTATCTCGTCGAATTCAATCGATATAAATGGATAGTTTATATTTTCTAATCGCATCTCACGAGGAGCAAACACAAAACATTTAGGGTTAACAAGCTCATATTCTCTTGTTTTAGTCTCTGCTTTAAGTTTTATCTTATTACATACATTGATCTTAAGTATATCACGTAATTTATTAAGTTGAGAATTAATTTCTATTATAACCACTCCCTTAATTTATTTATCCTCAATATCTACTTGCACACCTAATAATTTTTCAGAAACATCCTCATCTGTTAAAACTAATATTGTATTATCTTCAATTATTTCTTTATAACGTTCTTCACCTAAAATATATTTTATCCCTTTAATTTGATTCTGATTAATAGAAGCAATATATTGATTATTTGTATCACTAAATTTTTCATTTAAAACTGATATAAGTTCAGCCTTTTGTCTATCATCAATCCCATCAAATAATCTGCTATCATGAAAAATAAAATTAATTTTATGATTTTTACCCTTAAATAACAAAGTTAAATCATAACAAAATATTTTAACATTATTAATTCCATCCGAATTATCAGATTCTATTTTTGCCTCAATATTGAACCTTTGTTTATTGCTACCATCATTATTTTCAATCGTCAAACCTACAACATTATTTGGATAAAATCGTTTCGCGATATCTCTAAAATAATTCCTCAATTCATTCACTTCAGAATAAGTATCAATTAAATATTTATCAGTTATACCTGACTGTTCAATTTGCTCTTTTTCTATGTTACGTAATCTATCCCTATATTCTATTTGTAAATCGTGATACTTTTTCAAACTATCACGATTTGATTTTAAATTGGATAATTTTTCACTTAACTTAACAAAAACATCTAAAGCACCATGCTCACCTAAATATATCATCAATTTATCAAATTCAATTTGTAAGTTTCTTGCATTTTCATTTTCTTCGCTCAATTGTTTTTCTAGTTTTATCTTCTGCTCATATAATCTCCTTTTACGGCTATCAATTAATTTTTTGTAAAATTCTTCTAAATCCTCTAATCTTTTTGTTATTAGTTCACTGAAATAAATATTAGATTCTTCATATATTTTTAAAATATTTCTAGCATTTTCATCGCTAGGCTTAATTTGTAAACTCTCATTTACTAAATCCAAATTATTACTTAGTAAAATAATCTTATTTCTTAATTCAAATAATTCTTTTTCAATTTTATTAGCCTGTATCTGTATATCATAATAATTTTCAGCCACTTTAAAATCTTTTAAGTCATTCTCTAATTTACTTATCTGATCATCCAAGTCATCAATAGTTAACGATACATCCCTCTTACCTAATAAAAACTTACGTAATAAATCATCTTTTTCGAAATTCTTTTCAAATTTCTGAATTCTATCTTGTTCGACTTTTAAATTATGCTTATCTTGAGCTAAGGTTACATTTAGTCCTAACAAAAATGAATTATATAACATTTTCTGATAAGGATTGGGAACAGCTTGTGCCTCATCAAAATTAACATAACTTTTCCTATTAGGTCTTATAAAAAAAGGAATCAATGATCTAAAAGATAAGTAACTTATGTCATTAGGTATGTTAAAACATAAATCTTGCATTATTTTATTAAAATTATTTATAGACAATTCCTTACCATTTAAAATAACACGATTAGGATCTGATGTTTTCCTTTCAGCCCTGTAAATTGTTCTATTAATTTCAAAGTCTAAATAAAACTCCCAGTCCACTAATTCAGAACAAAAAGAATTATAATGTTTACTATCTGCTCCTAAACAAAAATGAATTATTTTTATTACTAATGATTTTCCAACTCCATTATATGTTTTGCTTACATCGTAATTATCCTCATTTTTTTGTTTGGCTACTATAAAATTTAATCCAAACTTATTAAATTTAATTGTTTTAAAATTACTCTTATTGGCTGATATTTTTATGAGATACATCTGACAATACCTCCATTTCTCTCTTCTATTGCTCCAATTGAGTTCAGAAAAACTAGAGTAATTAAAAAATTATCAAAATTGTGCTTTGATTTATATTTATCTTCTGACAAATCTTTCTGATATTCATTCCACAAAAAATCTACCGTACTTTCTGAGGATATTTTTTTTAAAATATATGCTCCAAAACCAAGTAAAGATTCTGAAAACTTAATATGTTTATTTGGTATAATCATTTTTATCCTCCTTTGGTTCTTCAAATATATCACAAGTTTCAAAATATTTAGCCATTATCACTATTACCACACACTGATATGCATATTGCTGTATAGGAGTAAGAGTATTTAGTATAGAAAGAAATAGAGAATCTCCTGCTTCCTTACCTTTAAATGTTTCATATGTATCGCTTAATTTCTCTTTTAAAGAATTTGATAAAAAAATACTATTATTTGATAAATATTCATCTAGACTAACTAATTGAATAGAAGCACTATCTAAATATTTTTTAACTCCTTCAGATAAATTGTTATATTTTATTTTTTCTTCCCAATCTGGAACTGTAATTTTATCATCCATACTAATATCTAATGGTAATGACATTATATGATCAATAACTTCATTTAATATAGAATAATCAATTCTTTTAATATAATCTAAATTTGGTAATATCCCAATTATACTAATAATTTCATCATCTTCTAATTCTTCAAATAAAATATTTTCAAGATCTTTTGCTATAAGTATTTCTGCATCCTCTAATTTATAATTTTTTTTTATTTGTTGCATTATCTGCTCAGCATCTGCATTAACACCTTTATACTTATCATTTATAACAAAGTAAAATTTTTTAACTGGAGTCCACTGTTCTATTAATCTCTTAAAATCTGTACATATTTTATTTACAGTATTACGATAGGACTTTTCAATTTCTTCTGGGGCATATACTTGATAAAATGTTCCTGTACTTTTTATATAACCATCATTCTTTCTATCACCTATATTACCCCAAGGTTTAATGGGTTTAAATCCCTTCTCAGCATAATTCATTATTGATATAAATAAATCTTCAAAAGCTTGACCATTACTTGTAAAAATCTTATTCCTAAACATCAATCTGGCAAGTAATTTTTCTTGATTATTCATATAAAACCCCTCGTAATAATCATATAATAAATATTTAGACGATCATAACAATTTAATTAACCTGTTTTAATTATACTAACTAGGCAATTGTTTTATCAAGGAATTTACACAATATTACTAATATACTAATTAAATTACTTAAATATTTAAATCCACTCCTTTATAGACCCTTGAGTTGATCTTTTTAATACTAGTTGATACATTCCGCCTTGTTTATCCTTTGATAGTACAGTATAAAACATTCCATTATAATCTACATAATTATCAATATTAATACTATCAAGGTCTTGCACCCTGCAATATATCATCAATAGGTCTTCATACAGTAAATCAGCATTATTATTTTTATACTCTTTGACCCCATCACTGTCTTCTACTACAATAATAAACCTACCATTTATAGACGATTCCTCGCCAAATTCCTCTGTGTTGACAAATACATCAAGGTCTGCATCTAAAATATCCTTAAACATTACTTAACTCCATTAACCGCTTGAACTCTTTATCATAGGTTTCTGACCCTATTTTTAATATATGTTTTGATACATCTTTATTATCAGCCATTTTAGCAACTGGTACTGTCCTAACTTGCGATGTACTATATCTTTTTTCCGATACTCTACGAGCTACTATAAGTTTAGACCCACCTACTCGCATTAAAAATGGTTTATATCTTCCGCCAGATAAATTCTTATGGCTACCCTTTTTAATATGTACTTTAATTTTTTGTCCTCTGTATGCCCCTCGTTTTTTTCTCGATCCTGACATTATTTTAATGGTCTTAAGCATAGGAGCAATTATTGGTGTAGCATGACTTTTAAAAGTCATGCTAGACTCTGGGTTGCTGTAACTTGCTCTCTTGATTTTTATGGTCTTAGATACATCTTTAGCCTTTAAATTGTATTTACTCTGGATTATCCTCCTTGACTCCGTTTTAATCTTAGCAACAGCTTTATTTTTAGCTCTACAATCTGACTTAACAACTTTAGATGCTAATTTATTTATATCCTTCTTAATATCTTTAATATTACTCCCCATTATAATGCATCTCTTAAATCATCTATTGTTTTATTTTCTCTGCTATCAGTCTTATCATTTATATTATCATTAGCCACAACATTATTTTGTTTAGTTAGTACCCTAAATAGCTCTTCATTAACCTCTACGCATAATTTTGATTTTATGAGCTTTTCTCCGATATCTTTTTTGCATTCTAGCATCTCACCTGTATTATATACTCTATCTTTATAATTAACCTTACCTTTTATAACTTTAATATACAACTAAACCACCACCTTAATCGATGTCCACATATCCACATCAGATATTTTGGGCAAAGGTCTAGAATACAAACTTAATTGTTTAATATTATCATAATGATTAATTAATATCTTAGGTACTCTCTTTTGTGCATACGTTACAAGCTCGCTCGAATCTGGATGGGGTATTATTGTTATAGCTCCATAAAGCATCTCTCCAATATTTTTAGGAGTTATTATAGCAGTATTAGGATCTAAATAAGGTGTTAAATCACCATCACTATTATTATACCAAGCATTATGCGAGTACATTTGTAAATTACCTATAATAGGACCACTAATTTGACCTAGGTAAGAATATCCTTCTCCCGACTCATTTGACATTACTGTAGGATCTATAGACCCAAGATTAATCCGTCTATTATCTAACGCATCTAATATCGATTTATTTTTAAGCATGTAAGACCACGCTTCGTGACCAATTATAATAACCTCAGGGTTATATCCAGCTTGTCTTATATCTAATGCCTTCTTCTCAATCATTCCATATATATCAGCATTAGCATTACTCCATTCTTTATCTCCTGTTAATTGCTCACACTTATTTTTATCATATTCCACTTTAACTGTATTAACGGGTTTAGTTTTATCTAAACTATACTCCTCAATTGTTACAATGCCAGTTTGCAAAAGTTCAGCACACATAAGCTCTTCCCTGCGTGTTATCATATTATCAAGTCTCACATAATCGAGCATCTGCAAGGTTACTGCTCTCTCATCTGGGGTAAGTCCTGCATACTCAAGCTCTCCAGGTAATCTTTTATTAAGCACATCTCTATCATATATAGTATTGATACCTATGTATGGAGTTTTATACCTCTTAGTTATAAATCCCTCTCTTGATGTATTTACGATTTCTACTCCTTCAAATACAAAGGGTGCAACAGATCTTTTATCTTTATAAAAATCCATATCCACTTCCTCTGTATCAAACAAAATTGATTGGCTGAAGAAATTTTTTATAAAGAAAGTAGATACCTGCATATTTTTAATATAGGCATCTAACATCTTTTTAGGTTTATACGCATCATCTCCAGCATTGTTGGAAAACATATTGTTAGTTAGATTAAGTATTGTACTCTCATTGATTATCACGCTTACACCTCCGTAGCAATATAGATATTTACAATCCTAAGATCATCCACACAATTTAAAATATTGTCATTGTCATCTATGTACACTTGACTTAAATTAAATTGACCTGATGTATAACATGTAGCAGTAATATCTCCTAAATTAACATTATGAGCTAACACACAATTTGGTGTTTGAGATCCATCTACTGCACTAGTATTAACTAATTTATACTTACCGCTACTCGTTACTTTGCCAAGTATTGCACCCTTATTTAGTTCTGTCTGATCGTTTTCTAGCTCTACCGTAGCTGTTATTAGAGGATATTTAACACCACCTAGCATACTATTTCTATCGCACGATCCAATATCCTTAATATAATCCATTACTTACATCCCCCTCTCTCAAACGCTCTAGCGATAATGTTAAATATATTAGTCATATCTGCATTATTTTCAGTCTCTAATGTTTTACCCTTATTGTTATCTATACTATATGATGCTACATCATTAACTCCCGATTCTCTATTAACATTAACATGATTCAAAAAAGCTCCCATGCCATTAACCTTATTTTGTTTAATTGCTTCGTAAGCTAGTTTCTCAGCATTCCAATTAAGTTCATATTTAGCTTTATCGACTAAATCTTTATCTATCATGTTAGCTATACCATCTATAGCTTTTAATCTTTCTCTTTCTGCTGTTACTTCGTTCATAGATACTTCCCCTTTGCCTTCAAAATTAAAAGGTACTTGCAAATAACCACAATCTAGGCTATTAACAAATACCTTATTATTTTTGTTTTCGTATTTAACATTATTGTTATATAAAACAATATCAGCAAATCCCATCTCTGCCGCGTCTTTAGCTGTAATCCATGTTTCTTTGGACATCATTTCATACAGCTCCTCTTTTGATATTTTTACTTTTGATAGATATGACTCTATTATCGACTCTTTTATTTTATCGAGTGCTTGAGTATTAGATTTCAATTCTTCTTTATTATAATTGCCGTTTAATATTGTAGTAGGGTCGTGTATCATCAATAGAGAGTTAACAGGCATATATACAATATCAGCAGCCATTAATATAATAGTTGCAGCACTGGCTGCTATACCATCAACATAACAATTTATTTTAGATTTGCACCTTTTAAGCTTATTATATATTCCGCATGCTGCAAATACAGATCCCCCAGTACTATTTATATAGACGTTTATAGCATCTTTATTTTTATACTTATCAAGCTCACGTATAAACTTATTTTCTGATGTATATTGCTCTCCATAATATTCTTTTATCCAGTTATCATCGCTCTCTATCATCCCTTTAATATAGAGATCAATAGAATTAGGTGTTTCATCTTTAAAATTCCAAAAATTCACTCAATTACCCTCCTTAACATTATTAACTGTATATAATCCCTGGTTTTCTCTCTCTAATACCCTTAGATTGCTCTCAAAGTCCATTCCTGTAAGCTCTTGAGCCTCTTTTTCACGCGTTGAAAAACCATTATCTATCCTTAATTTTGCTGCTTGAACCTCTTTCACTGGGTCTATTTGACCTTGTGCGATCCCAATCCATGTAGCACTACTCCATAATTTCATCATAGATTTACTAGAAAAATACCCTCTCGCCTTAATTTTACCCTTACTTATAGCCTCAAAAAGCCACATCTCGTAAACTGGTTGACAAAAATCACTTATGAACCACTCCCTATTAAGTCTAAATAACCTCCAAGCTTCAAGGAGTGCTGCTCTTGATGCACTATAAGAGCTGTTAAAACTCTTAACTAATACTTCATAAGGTATTTCTAGGGTTGCCCCTATAAGTTTTGTTATTTGGCTTGAGAACGACTCGAAAGAACTAGACGGTCTCTTAGGATCAGAGAAAACAACCTTCTCACCACTACCTAGCACATTTATGGTACCAGCTCCTAATTCATAATTTTCGGCTCTTTCTTCAGCTGTTAAAACTGATTCATCATCTAGGATAGATCTTTGAAACGGCATAGAAGTTGGATCTGCAACATTTTCTATAAATACAGAATAAAATGAGTTAATAATCGCTGCTGTAACCTCTGCCTCTGTGTATCTTTCCATACTTTTTATAAGCTCAATTATAGGCGATAAAAAAGGGACTCCTCTATATTGTCCTGCCCTTTCAGCGTTAAAACTAAACAAAACGTTAGGAAATCCCGTGTATTCATTATACGCTTTTATTCTAGTCCATTTAATCGGATTATTATAATTAAATCCAACTTGTGGATGATTATTACTTATCCAGTATGCTAATGGTTTACCTCTATTATTAACCTCTATGCCACTTATAATCTTGTTGCCATCCCTAGTTAAATTAACTGCTACCGATCCATCTGGATTACTTAATCTATCTGACTCAACTAGATGTAGTTTTAAATCATAATCATCAGTCATGTCACTATAATTAACCAGTGCTATAGCATCCCCATTGAGGAGCACTCCAAGAAGTGCCATAGACTGGAGCTCGTAAAAATTATTAAGTCCTAGATAGTCACACTCTTTAGATGTCGCCCATATACTAAACTCCCTCTCAACATTTTTACACCATCGTCTACCTTCTTCTCTCGTTAATCCTAAGGATTCGTAATCTATATTGGGTTTAAGCTTTAATCCACTACCAACAATATTAGATCTCATAACTTTAATAGCTGCAGTTCCAAGCCCTCCACCCATGTACAGACTTCTCGATCTCTGCCTTAATATATGTAAATTATCATTAATATCCTCTAATGGAGATTTAGATGATGCTGTCCAACCTCTAAGGGAGTTTTTTCTTTTCGACGCTCCACTCTGGCTATACCCAGAGTTAACAATTGTATGGGTTGTAGATCTATCTCTAATCCTTTTTAATCCCCATGCAGGGCTTATGTAATTAATTGCTTTATCAATCCAATTCATAACATCTCCTATAGATCTCTAATAACTACTCTATAACTCTTTCTTAGACCTTGACCTTTTAATTGTAACTCTAATTCTTTCTTCTTAAGGATCAGATTATCAATCATTTCTCTAACCTCTTTTAGGTTTGCCCTCTCCAAGGTCTTACTCCCTATAGTGTAGCTTTGTGCACCCTCTAATATTTTAGATTCTGCTTCTAAATATATAGCTAACCGTTCATTTACAACATCTAATTCTCTTAATATTTCCCTTCTCACATATCCCAAATACTCCTCCTCCTTTTTCTTTTTATAGGTCTTGCGGTTTCTTTTTTACTATTTTGTCTTACAAATATACTCTTGTAGTTATCCCATCTAGGGAGAATAAATTTAAGAGCACAATAAGCATATACTCTGCAATCTAAGGCTTCATTCCTTTTTCTGATACTCTGCCACACATATTGGGTTGACCCTCCAACACTCTTTAATACCCTTTTCTCCGAGAATAGCTGGTTAAAATACTCTAGATTATACTCTTCAGATCGTGGAAAATGTGCTCTAAAGACAGTACTATCAGGATCACACATCTGTAGTACGTGCTCTTTACCGTTATTAACTCCTAATAATATAAGATAAATACCATAACTTTTAATAAATGTAGGATTTGGGTGTATTAATCCTTCATTTATTGCATTTCTTCCCTTTATTGCAAATATGCGTTTCATTTTGCTTGCAAATTCGTATACCTTATCAGTATAGTGCCCTCCAGAGTCGATAAAACTCATACTTATTGTGAGAGTAGTTCCATCTTCTTTTTCATATTCTGTGTTTAATATACTGTATAACTCTTCCCATACTCGTCCGATAGATGGGTTGCCTACAATAACACCTTTTTGTATACCCCAGCTTTCGTCATCGTCGGCCCATCCTACAATCTCATACTCTAATCTATTATCCTGAGTATCTATTCCGCATGTTAATACCTTAACTTGATCAGGTATCTTAATGTAATCCTCACGGAGTCCATATAACTTTTGAGCATTACCAACATCTCCTTTAACCTCAAAAGGCAAACCTAAAACTGTATTATAAAATACTTGCAGTTGTGAATCTCCAGCTCTTTTTGATCTCTTATAATCTTTTGCGATACTCTCCCAACTAACCCAAGGAGATGCAAATGCATTAAGATTATAACTCTTAATCTTAGCATCAGGTGTATTATGATACCATCTACCCTTAATACTATTACTTTTCCACTCATGCTCACTTGCATAACTACCACAACGAGTACAGTACATCTCATATGTATCAATATCTAAATACTCAAAATTAAGCTCTTGATACTCGTGACAATTAGGACAGGGTAATTCCCACACTCCTCTACTACCTTTGTTATAGCATTCCTCGATTTTGCTAGCATCTTTGAGTGTGGGAGTTGATACCTTTATTATCTTGCGATCAAAAAATGTTGTGGTACGTTTCTCAACTATCGTAACCGGATCTCCCTCTTTACCTGCAGACACTGGGTAACGGTCAATCTCATCGCATAAAAGTACTTTAATTGGTCTAGATGCAAGGGATGATGGTGCATTTGCCCCAACAATTGTGATATGCCCACCCTCAAATCCTTTATGAAGCTTAGTGTTACTAGAATTTCTACTCTTAGCTTCATACACCTTACCCTTAAGAACTTCTGTATCTCTTATCATAGTTGATAACCTGTCCTCCGAGAACGCATTAGCAATCTCTTCTGTTGGGAGTACTACCATAATCGGAGATGGATCTTGATGTATACAATACCCAATAAGGTTAAGGATAAGCTCTGTTTTACCAACTTGGGCTGAAGCCATTATTACAACCTCCTCGATACTCTTATCGCTTATTGCTCTCATGGGTTCCATCATATATGGAGTCCTCTTTGTATCCCATTTACCAATCTCAGAGGATGACTCAGGGGAGAGTTCCCTATACTTATCAGCCCACTCAACTAGGTCAAAATCTGATATAGATAATATATTAAGGCACTCAGTATACCAATCCTTTAATTTATCCATCAAAATTACCCTTAGATATATTGTTAAGTGCAGTTATAACAAGGTTATGTATCTTAGATTTAACATCCCTTCTCATATCATCATCTGTCATTAAATACCCAAGCTCCATAACAATTTTATTCTCAAGATTAAGACAAGATCTTTTAAAAGCTATAAATCCATCATTAAGATTTTTAATCACTTCTTCTTTGGGTAGGTAATCTTCTTTTTCAATCTTAAGTTTAAGATCATGTAATTCTGACTGAGCTTTTTTAAGATCTATCTCATATTTCAATTTTTGCTCTTGTAATGATAAATTTTCTAAATTCTCCGCCCCTATTTCCCCTCCTCCGATTACACCTCTCCATTTTAAAACTTCCTTCAAATTATAACTATGCCCTTTTCTCGGACACCCCTTATTTACCCATCTTGTAATGGTTCTAGCATCAACTTCCAAAAATTCAGCAAGTTCTTTTTTCTTCATCAAAATCATAAAAATCACCTCCAAAAAACCAAATTAAAAAAGGACAAGGACACGATTTTTTTTGATGAAAACTAGAGATATTTCGGGGTCACGGCACCGCAATGGTTTTAATACTCTGGAAGTACCTATAAAAATAATACTCCTCAAATAAAAAATTAAGTATACCATGTTGTTAATTATCATCAATAACATAAATCTATTTACATATCCTAATTTTAATTATCCTATATTCTCCATGTATAATTAAATTTTTATACTACTCTCCTATAATATAAACATCTAAAAATATTTTTAATTTTTTTGTATGACTAATTAGTCATACAATTTGTCATACAATGTCATACAATTTGTCACACAATTTGTCATACAAATTCTAAAATATAAAATAGGGTGTAGTAATTTTTTATAGAAATTATCATCCCTTTTAATTCAATATAAATTATAAATTTGGGTTACTTCTGTTATTTTCATAAAAATTATTAAATTCATTTTCATTCAATATAATTGTTACATCTATATTTAGCATCTCTGTTATTATTTTGAGTTTATATATTGGTACATCATTAATACCAGTTTCAATTTTATTTATTGTGGATCTAGATTTATATCCACACATTTTTGCTAATTCGTATTGTGATAATCCACCTAATCTCCTAATCTTTTTAATTCGCTTACCAATATCTTTCAAATATTTAGATCTATTCATATTAAAACCTATTATGTATCTTGTTGTGACAATCAGCACAAAGCGTTATTAAATTATTCTCGTCTAGTGCCTTATTAAAATCATCTTTAACCCCAATAATATGATGGACTGTATTACATATAATCATCTTGTTATCCTTTATACACTCTTGGCAAATGTAATTATCTCTCCTTAGTATATAATCCCTAACTATTTTCCACTGTACACTTTTATAAAATTTTCTGTATTTATCGCCCTTACGTTTATCATCATAATCCTTACGCCATCTCTTTAATTGATCTTTAGGAACACCTTTATGTTCGTCACAATATTTATCTTTTAAGTTTATTAAATTATTACATCCAAACTTATTACATAACTTTTTCATTTTTATGATCAACCATCCAAGTTAAATATGTTATTGCCTTTTTAATATCTTTAATTTCTCCACCCTTGCTATTGTATCTGCTGAGATATTTAATTGCATTACCAATTAAATATCCCTCAAATTGATTTCTTGTTAATTTATCTTTTATAAAATATATCGTTTCAACATCTCCCGAATAATGATTCGATGTCAAAATATAATCATACATATTGTTATTTCTATCTATATTAATCATTTTATATTTCCTTCCAAATGTTGAAATAAAAATAGTTGTTGCAAAACTTACAACAACTATTTAAATATTTACTCTTTATTAATTCCATACATCTTGTCTTTAGCACGATTTATTTCATCTAATAATGCATTTTGTAACACTTTAGAAAAATTTATTCCTAATTCTAAAGCCTCGTCATTCATCCATTTAGGTATTGTTAAATTCTTTTTAACAGATTTATCAAAATGCTTTTTAGCATAATCATCTGCATCAACTGTTACTATTTGTTTAATAGCTTCTACATAATCTCCTTCTGTTTTTTCATCAACCTCAACCAAATTTAAATCAAGTGTTGGTTTCGGTATTTCTTGATTTTGTTCCTTACACCACCTAATTTCTCCCGCTAAACAATCAATAGCCATCCTTGTTGCATCTTCCAAATCCCTTCCATGTGTTGTTACTCTAAAATCAGGAAATGTTACACTATAAGCCCCATCTTCAAGCTTATAAAATACTGCTGGATATGAAACTAACATTTTAAAACTTCCCTTCTTGAACCTAAGAGAAAATTAATAAACTTTATAAGATCTAATATAAATTTAAATCATTGAAAAAATATTTATTTGTTTTGTGATACTTAGGAGTTAATCTCCTAAGTATCTTTAAATCTATTTTAATCTCACTTCAATTCCTGCATATTTAAAAATAGATTTTAATGTTTTAATATCTATATCTTTATTAGTATGTTTAGGTATTGTAATTTTTCCTTTTTTCATGGGATGTATATAATGAAAATGTGAACCTTTAGAATTCTTTTCTATCCATCCATTTTCTTTTAATATTTTTTCAACTTGTCTAAAATTCATTAATTTCCTCCCTCCTTATATAATGAGTATATCATATAATACCGATTATGTCAATACTTATTTTAAAAATTTTTATTTATTTATATTTTAAAATGACAATCGATGTAAATAAAAAGTGGTTGTTGCAAAAAATGTGCAACTACCACTCTATTTATTATCTACTATTTTTAACTTACAATTTAAAGCATTAGCAATTTTTAAAATAGTATCCATTCTAGGTATAACTTTTTTGGTTTCAAAACGAGCTATAACAGACTGTGTTAATCCCGTTTTATTGGATAAATCCTGTTGAGTTAATCCTTCGTCTTGTCGTTTTCTAATTAAATAATCTATAATTTCATTTATGCCTAGATCTTGAGGAATACTTTTAACATACAAAGTATCAGAACTTAAATCAACTTTATTACTCCAATTTAAATTACTATCAATATTTGGATCTTTATCCCAAGATACTGTATTACTTTCATCTAGATATACTCTTTTAAAATTATTATAATCACTTAAAAATTCAAATACAGTTCCTTTTTCTATTAAATGATTGCAATCATATTTCCGTATTTCACCATTATCAAATCTAAGAGTCAATGTATAATCATCATTTGGGATAACTTCTATAATTGTTCTTTCACCTGTTGCAAAATATTTAGCCATATCATAATCCATGCCTCTATCAAGATAATACTTTATTTTTTTATCCATATTATTCCTCCTATAGAACCGTTTATCTTAACGGTTCTATGTCAAATAATTCATGATTATTTTTAGCTAGTTCCCAATTTTCTAATAACTCTTCTTGATGCAATGCTGTCCAACCTAAAACCATTTTTAATTGTTTATTAGGTATTTCCCCTCTTAATACATCAATCTTGTTAATATCTATTGATACTTTTTGATTTCCATATTGTGCATGAAAATGTGGTGGATTATGCTCTTTCCAATTAATATAAATTTTAATCCCTCTAAACATACATATCGTAGGCATAAATTCAACTCCCTTACTTAGTATATTATAATTATAGCATTAATGCTATAATTATTCAAGAGTTAACTTATAAATAATTTTATTTTTATACTATTATTTTATATATCAAACTTAACATATTGTATAATTGTGTTAAATTCCATTACATCTTACAAACCTGCTTATTTACTAGATTATGTATTTTTTACACCTTTGAATTAAACCTGCTCTCAATATGGATAGTTCTATTCAAAAAAATAAAAAAGACCTTCATTTTTAAATGAAAATCTACCAAAATTTTAAATTATTTATTGATTTTTTTATGGTCTCAGAATTTACACCAATATAACGAAATGTAATATCTGTATGAGAATGATTAAATATTTTTTGAAGAATTATGATATCTTTATTAGTTTTATAATGAAAATATCCAAATGTTTTACGTAGACTGTGTGGTGATATTCTCAAGTCAAATCTATCTCCACAACTTTTGATTATTTGGAATGCTCTAGCTCTACTTATTGGATTCTCTCCATTATCTCTATAAGATATTATATACTCTCTATCATCTCTATTTTTAATAAATGATTTTAAAATATTTTGTAGATTAGGATTAATATTTAAAGTCTTTCTCTTACCTGTTTTTTTCTCAACTAATATAAATTCATTTTTATTTTTTACATCTCTAACTTTAAGGTTTAAAATATCCGTTATTCTAAGTCCTGAATAAACAGCAAGTGAAAATAGTACATAATCCCTTTTATTATTAGATTTTAAATATCTAGCTATACCTCCTAACAATTCCTTGTCTCTTATTGGTTCTGTATAATTCATCTCATTATCTTATTTATCACCTATAAAATCTAATGATTTTTCATCTATTTCTTTAAGTCCATCCAGACAGTCAATATTATATATCTTATTTATTTTTAACAAAGCATGAACACCTCTTAATAAAAAACAATAAATCCTCAT